GATTGGTATGAACCTAACTTTATTTTGAACAAACACTATGCGGGTGAAATTAACTTGGAATCATGGGCGGTTATCGCGTGTGAACAGTTATTGAAAAATAATAGTTAAACTACTTTACTTCGACGATTATTTTTAGTATCTTAGTCGTCGAAGTTTAACTCTAACCACAAAGGTATCAATTATGAAAAACAAACACATAAACACAATTAAAGCAATTAAAGCGGTAACTTCAACTAAATCTAACTTATCTTTCGTACCATTCGTTGAAATTAAAGAAGGGAGCTTAGTCGCTACAGATTGTGAACAATACTTAATAATTAAAGATGACAGATTTAATTCTGCTGAAACTAGCGTTATCGTTGAAGGAAAGCAATTTACTACAGTATTTGCTAAATCATTTGATAATATGATGTTTAACGAAGGGCGAGTGTCATTTGGACAAATGAACTTATCTAAACCAGATAAAGAAATTGTGTTCCCTGAACTCACAGATTATAGTGGTGAAGGAGAAGTGACTGAATGGATGTCAATTACACCTGAAGCATTAACTTCTGTGTTAGCTAACGCCGATAAATTTATGGCAAAGAACGATGTTCGATATCATCTTAATGCCTCACAGTTTGATGTTAAAGGTAATACACTTGACGTTAATTCGTCAGATGGGAGCAAGTTATTGCAACGTATCGCTAGTTGCGAATCGTACTTTGATGCAAGTGTAATTATCAACCGAGATACGGTTAAACTACTAATGTCGTTAAAGCCTGAATCTAACATTACGATCGGTTTTAAGCACGGTGATGCACACACATTTGCTGTATTTAGTTTTGACAATATCACGTTGTACTCTAAGTTAGTTGATTCACGTTATCCTGATTTCAGTAAGGTAATTGATTCGATAGATATGGTGAAAGGTTTGATTAAAAATGTTAAATTAGCGTTGAAGAAGGTTAAAGAAATTAAACCTTTCGTAACAGGGACACACCTCGTGGTTCGATTGAAATTTAATGATACGAATACTTCCGTTCTAAGTGTGGAAGGAACTGAATTAGCGACCATTGATTTAGTAGTCAATGCTACAGAAATTGCGTTAAATTACAATTATTTTGTTGATGTTTTATCATCGTTACCAGAACAATGTGATGTGTACTACACACATGAACGATTATTGTTCTCAGGTGATAACTTTAAAGTAGTTATCATGGGAATGCGATTATAACCGTTGCTAACACGGATTTGAGTTAGACTAACCCAGCACGAATGTGGTTAGCATAGGAAGAAACAGCGTGCATTAAGTGTTGTGATTCTGAATTATATTCAGAACACCTTTCACAATGAACTTAAATTGACAATGACTTGCGGTATCTGAATAGGTGGATTATTGCAAGTCGTCTTTTAAGTTATTTTATGGGAACAGATATGATATTAGAAAAATTACCACTAGATGGAATAACTATCCGTCAAATTGAAGCTGAAACAGGTTACGGCAAGAATACGATTACGCGGTATTTAAGAGATAATCATTTTGAAGTATTAGGTAAAATGAGAGTTTCAACACAGTTTGTGAATGTGTATCGTAGAGCTGATGTAAAAGCTATTTTAAATGGTACGGCTATTAAGACTAGAGTACCTACAATGATTGAAACAAGTTGGTTTAATAAACAAGCGGTTAAATTTAACACAAGGGTAGGATTATGAGAACCCAGTTATTAGGATTGATTGATGAATGGTCTATTGAATATAACGAGCGTAAAGCAATGTTATGGACATTAGGCGATAAAGGTGATTCAATGCAGTATAATCTTTATGCTACTGAAGCATTGAGATTACAACAGTGCATCGTTGACGCTCAACGAATGATAATTGAACAAGGTGAATGAAATGATTTATAATAATGTAAAAATTAGAGAGTTAGCTAAATACATAGCGCCAAAAGTTTCAGATAGAGAAATAGAAAATACTTTGGTTTGTTTAATCACAGAATGGCTAGAACAAAACCCAGTTTATCCAGCGGTTGTTGGACTTAGTGACGTACAAGTTAAATCCTTAGCAGTTTGTCTTTTTAACAACGAACACCAAACAATGACGTGGACAGAAACAACTGAAACCGTAATTAGTGAATTTCTTAAAGCCCAAACCTTCGCACAAACTGATAAATTGCTTGAGCGTCAGTACAACGCGGCTATGAAAGAACTCGAGCAACTCAAGTCACAGCAATTCACGCCTGATTGGAGTGCCTCACCTGCATCTGCCGTCACTTGTCAGGTAGTTAAGTATTTTTTGGATGACAAAAACAATCAAGTCGATTCAGAAATACTAAAGATTGAGTTTCGCCCAAAACCTACGCCACAGGTTGAAGCAGGGCAGGTTTGGCGATACAAGTCAGAAGGCAAAACAGGTGATGATTACGAAGTTACCGCTATAACCAAGTTAGAAGGTCAATCGAAATTATGTAACGGGATGTGGGAAGAAGATATTGAAATTGTTACTTACAAAAACAATGGCGAGGTATATAACAGACCAAAAGAAATTTTCCTTGCTAAATTTGAACAGGTGCAATCATGACACTAGAAATGGTTTTATCGCAGCAAGTCGTAGACTTAAAGCACCGTATTGAAACGCTTGATTACTTACTGAATTTAAAGCTCCCTGTCGATGTTATATTCAACGGTGGTACAAATAAGGCTGGTACAACTGTTGGAACCTTGGCTTTGCGTATTCAAGCGTTTAATGAAGCGCAGGAACACATTAAGAACCTAGATGTCGATGCGGTTAGGTGTGAACTCGCTAAGTTCAATCGCGCAGGAGGTTCGGAATGACACAATTAGAATTCAATCGAGAGTTCATTTCATTACGACATCTGTGTAGATTATTGAATAAATCGAATGGATATTTAGTTCGTTACATTAAATTAGGTTTGTTTCCAGAGCCATTACGATTAGATACTAATGAACGGTCTGCAATGTTGTATCGAATTGCGGATATTAGAGATAATGAATTACTTAAAGGGTTGATATTATGATGAAATACTCAATGTCTTTTGAAACAGTTGAAGGCGCAAAGGTTGAATTGACAATCCGTAAGATTATTATGACTGTAATTTGTAATTACAGTATTGTCATTGAGTCTACTACAGATGGGTTATTTATGATTAAGTATCATGGTGCAAGACTTGAGCCGTTAGGCAGAGTGTTCAATGTGTCTAATGACGAAATGTTAAAAATTAAATTACAACTAGGTTTGGAGAATTAAAATGAGTGTTTTAGGTAAAGCGTTAAAAGATACAGGTAAGAAAGAAGGGATGCGGATGATTGTAGCTGGGCAGGAAGGGGTGGGTAAAACACAGTTCCTATGTTCGTCGCCAAAACCTATCCTGTTAGCAGTCGAGAAAGGATATTCGAATGTCGATGCTGAAAAAGTTACCATTGTTCCGATTGATTCATTTGAAGAATACTTGTCTGTGTTAGCTGAATTATCGGAGTTAGTTTCAGCAGGTAAAATGCCATTTGAATCTATCGTGACAGATTCTATTTCAGCATTAGAACGGATGATTAACGAGTATGTAATGCGATTAGACCCAGTTGCAAATAATTCGCTTACAGGTACAATGATTTCAGCGCATGGAGGGTTTGCTAAGGCGCATGGTATCGCGACTAAAGAATGGCAGAAAGTTATCGCATGGTACGACTGGTTCACGTTATCAGGAATTAACACATTGATGACCTGCCATGTGTTTTCTGATGTAGTCAAAGATACTGAATATGGGATTGAAACACCGTTTAATGAACTGTTAATTTACTCACCTAAGAAATCTAATAACTACGGGGCAAGAGAATTGTTATCACAAATGTGTGACACAATAGGCTACCTCAATGTCGATTCGTCAAATGGTCGTAAAATCATGTTAAACACGGTGATGAATAACCGTGATAGAGCTAAGAATAGATACGATATTGTAAATCTCATTGAAATTCCTAAGGACAACGGCTGGAATGAGTTTGCTAATATCGTGTTTGAAAACAAAGCTAACTTACCAAAATATGATTATCGTTCAAAATAAGGAACAGTTATGTTAGAATTAAGTATCTTTGTAGCAGGTGTAATTACAATGATTGCTTTACAATCCGTGTACGATGAATTATGATTACTGCAACAGAAGTAGCGAAGTTAGTAGGTTGTAGTTTTATTACCGTAGATATGGCTGAATATAGTGGAGCGTTACCGCGTTATGATGATGTTGAAACTGAATCATGGAATTCGTTAGATAGATTAGAACCTTATTTCTCACGGTTTGAAAAACGAATTCTCTGTAAGCGAGAACGAGATGAAAAAGATAATCAATTTATTTCACGCGGTAAGTTGACATTTCCTACACATTCACGATAAACTATTACGAAGTTGCTAGACCTTCACTAAAACTAGCATTTAATCTTAATCAATTGGAGAAAAGAACCATGAATACATTTTATCAAGATACTAACTGGAACGAAGTTGAAGCGTCAGGCGAATCAAAATTAGCATTTCCTGAAGGTATCGTAAAAGTTATTATTAGTGAAAGCGATATTAAACCAGGTGCAGGTAAAACTGAAGATACGCATTTAGTTCAACACATTACATTACAGGTCATTGAAGGTGAATATAAAGGTGCAGAAACTAAAATTTATTTCAGCTTGAAGAATCCGAATGAACAAGCGGTCACTATTGCAAAAGGACAGATGAAGTCAATGTTCTTAGCTATCGGGGCATATCCTAAAGCGGGTTTAAACGAAGTTCATAAAAAACCATTCAAAGTTAAAATTGAACACGAAATCCGTAATTTTACGGATAACAGAACAGGTCAAGCGCGACAAGCTATTAACAACGTAATTAAAGGCTACTACTCAGTAAATACCAGTGTACCAGGTGAAGAAATCCCTTTGAAATCAGCTAAACAATCATTGATTGATTTAGGTGGTAATGGTGTTCAGTCAGTTGCACCTGCGTCACCTGTAGCGGGTATTCCTCCACGATTACCACCTTCACCACCTGTTGCACCAAAAGCTCCACCAGTACCACCTTCAGTAACAACTACCGAAGCTGATATTAGTAATGAACCAGCGTGGCTTACTGAATAGTTTAAACGGTTTTTTTTATTTTTCAATAACCCTATCTGATGTTTAAGTTAGGTAGGGTTTTATTTTATAAGGTGATTTATGACAACATTACTAATGATTTTATTCTTTTATACCAATGGTTCGCCTAGACCTAATTCAACATCACAAACAATGCAATTTGAATCAATGAAAGCGTGTGAAAATGCGAAGCTCGCTCTAACGGAATCAGTAACACAATTTAAGCATTTAGAACAGTTCCATATCGGTTGTTACAAAAATAAGGAGTAGTTATGAATCCAGAAGTAGAAATGACGCGACATAAAGTGTTTCACATGTTGAAACAAGAATATAAAGCGAAACTATGGGATTTGTGTATTGACGAAAGTATCTGTTCTGATAGTTATGAAAAGCTAAAAGAACTGTTATTTGATGGGATGGTTGAGAGTTTTAAGTTGGGAGAAGGTAGATGAATATGAAAGAATTTTACAAAAGTCATACACGAGTTGAAAGTATGAGTTTAGGTGCATTACCAGATGAATTAAATGAACTAATTACTGTGCTACTTGATATAAGGTCACAATATCCAAATAACACTGTGATAATTGAAACAGATGACGGAGGATACACAGTCGCTGAAATATATGAGCCTCGCTTATAGGATGGATGATATGCTAAGATTAGCTGTATTTTTCATATTAACAATAATATCTTATTTTCTATATATATTGAAAGCATCAGAGTCATGAAGAAAGTAGACGATTTTACAGCAACAATGATGTTTATTTCAGTGATAGCGATTATTATAATAAGTGTTATAGAATTTATTGCAATATCAGACCCTATGGGATACTTAAAATGAACACATATAAACCAGACTTAGTTGAAATCGCTTCAACTATAAAACGAATGATTGATGAGCAGATTTATTCAGACCAGGGTACGTTATATCGAGCTGGTTTAAAGAAATGGCTTCCGATGATGAATGATGCGTATGCTCCGTCACCAGTTAAGCCAACGAGGTCGCATCTTGGAGCAAGCCTTATCGGTGATGAATGTTCTCGAAAACTTTGGTATTCCTTCCATTGGATTCAGATGAATTATTTTGAGTCAAGACTTCTGAAACTATTTAATACTGGTCATCGAGCCGAAGCTGAGTTTATTTCAATGCTAGAGTGTATTGGTGTTGAAGTATTTCAACAAACAGAAGATGGGAAACAATATAACTTTTCACATAGTAACGGTCACGCTGGAGGTAGTTTAGATGGTATCTTAAAGAACGTACCTTATCTTGAGGATTATATTGTGACAGGGGAGTTTAAAACGAGTTCCGATAAGTTATTTAAGAAATTAGTTAAAGGGGGCGTACAGAAAGAGAAACCTTCACATTACGCCCAGATACAAGTTGGCTTAGAGAAATATAACGCGCAGTATTCGGTTTATATGTGTAAAAACAAGAATGACGATGATTTATATGTTGAGATTATTGAACATAATACTTATGTAGCTAATCACTTTTTAGATAGATTCGATGAAATTGTATTTCAAGATAATCCTCCGAAACGAGAATTCAAACCTGATTCTGTATCATGTAAGTGGTGCGATATGGCGTATTTATGTCACTTAAACAATACAGATTCTGTCGATGTTAACTGTCGCTCATGCCAACACAGTTATCCTAGCCAACATGAAAATGAAGCGAGCCGATGGTGCTGCAAGAAGTATATGTGTGTAATCCCTAAAGACAAAATGATGCACGGTTGTAGTAAATGGGAAATGAGGAATTTAATGTGAGTATAGAGTTAGATTTATTCTTGAAAGAGAAAGCTAAAATTACCTATGAATGGGATAAATTGGAGAATTTAAAATGAAAGAATGTCCGTTATCTCCGTTAGAAAAGTTATACCCGCCACCAAAGAAAGGGACATACTTATGACGAATGGTGTAGAAAAGAAAATGCTTACGAAAGCAGGTTTGCTTAAAAAGAAACATCGTAATATCATTAAACAATGGGAATCTGATTTGATTTAGTTTAATGAAATGATAGCTCTTACTAAAAGTACGATTACGTTTCATAAAGATGCGTTTAAAAAATTAAAAGGGAAGGAAATGTATTTATGAGTATAAAAACTAACTTTGCTAGTAGTCGTAAGAAAGCAACTCATATAGCAGTTGAGAAGTTGTTTAGAGTGTAGTAGAATACTTAAGTGGTCTAGCTCGACGGAGCGAAATAACCTTTAGCAAGTTCGACCACTTCTTTCTTAGGAAAGAAAACGCTAATCATAATTAACCTTAAACGCTATAAGAGGAATTAAAAAGATGACAAATTTAGAAAAAATACCAACTCAAGAATACCTACAAGAATGTTTTGAATATATTGACGGAGCGTTATTCTGGAAAGAGCGACCTTTATCGCATTTTAAAACAGAAGCAGCTATGTATTCATGTAACAGTAAATTATCTGGTAAAAAAGCAGGTGTTTCACACAATGGTTATATTGATATTGGTTTGAATAAAACTAATTTTAAAGCTCATATATTGATATGGAAATTTAATACTGGAAATAACCCCTCCGATTCTATTTATCACTTAAATGGAGATATAAGTGATAATAAAATTGAAAATTTAGCCGATGGTGATATGCAAGATATTGGTAAAATAAAATTGATGCAAGCTAATAATACATCTGGAACAATCGGTGTGTATTTTAATAAACATCAATCAAATTGGTATGCTAATATAACCAGAAATAATGTAAATTATCACTTAGGTAATTTCGATTCAATAGAAGAAGCTATTACTGCTAGAAAAAAAGCAGAATCTGAATCCGATTTAAGTAATTATCGAGCCTCAAGTAAAAAGAAACTATATGAAGATATACTGATTACTAAAGATATTGTCGATATGTTATTGCGATATGATGACGGTAAATTGTTCTGGAAAGAAAGATTTGTTGAAGGTGGATATTATTCTGCTAAATCATGTCGTACATTCAATTCTCAACACGCAGGTAAAGAAGCAGGTGCGCTAGATACTACTTATTTGAAAGTTGAGTTATTCGGTAAAAAATATAAGATTCATCGGTTAGTATGGTTGATGTTTAATGGGACAGACCCAAAAAAATTAATCGACCATATTGATGGTAATAAATTAAATAACAAAATCGAAAATCTTAGAGAAGCAGATTATGTTACAAATGGAATGAATCGAAAAAGTCATTATAATAAAGTTTTACCTAAAGGAGTTTCATTTAACAAAAGATTTAATAGATATATTGCTAGAATAATGACCGATGGTAAATCTAAGTATTTAGGTTGGTTTAACGATATTGAATCTGCTAAATTAGCTTACGATACAGCAGCTATTAAATATCACGGTGTATTTGCTAATTTAGGAGATTCAAATGTCTGAAATTAAATTACGAGATTATCAGAATATAGCTAAAAACAAATCAGTGAAATGGCATTTTAATTCATCAGGTAAAAACGGATTATTATGTGCTATAACAGGTGTCGGTAAAACACTCATTATTGCTGGAATAATAAAAGATATTCTTATGCAAAATCCAAGAACAAGAGTTATTGTGCTAACTTCAACGAAAGAACTGGTAGCACAAGATGAAGATGGACTGCTTAGATTATGGAAAACAGCTCCAACAGCAGTATATTGTGCAGGATTAAAACGTAAGGAATTAGGTCAAATCACGTTTGCCACCATAGGCTCTATGTTTAAAAAAGTAGGTGAATTAACATCTATTGACTTACTAATTGTGGATGAAACACAAACAATTTCGCACAAAGAGGATACACAATATCGTAGATTTATCACAAGTTTAAAAGAAAAAAATAGCGATATGAACGTGATAGGATTGACTGCTACCCCGTATAGGTTATCAGGTGGTCATTTAATGGATGGTCATATTTTTGACGATATGATTATTGATATGACTGATTTCAAATCATTTAAATGGTTCTTTGAAAATAAATATATCTCTGAGCCAATATCTAAAAAAATGGTAACTCAAATTGACACATCTAAGATAAAAATGGCGCACGGTGACTTTAAAGATAAAGATTTACAAGATGCGTCTGATAAAGAAGAAATCACGAGGTCGGCTATTCAAGAAGCGTTAGTTTATGGAGCAGATAGAAAGCATTGGATTGTATTTGCTACAGGAATTGAGCATACCGAGCATATCACACAAATGTTGAATGATGAGTTTGAAATACCTTCAACAATGGTGCATAGCCGAATGCCAGAATCTGAGCGTGACCAAAACATTTTAGACTTTAAATCAGGTAAATATAGAGCTTGCGTAAACAATAAGGTATTGTGTGTGGGTTTTGATTTTCAAGCGATAGATTTGATTTTGGATTTACAACCTACTAATTCAACTGCACTACACCAACAAAAATACGGCAGGTCGCTTAGAATTGCACCAAAACACGGAATGCCTATCGATACATTGGAAGAACGCATTGACGCTATTTTACATGGAGAGAAACCTAAGGGAGCGTTAATTTTAGACTGTGCTGGGAATACTTCGCGGAACGGCTTTTTAAATGACCCGATAATACCTTCTAAAAAAGGAAAAGGCGGTGGTAAGCAACCTATGAAAACTTGTGTCCAATGCGAAACAATCTGTCATCCTTCAGTGAGATTTTGCCCAGAGTGCGGTACTGAATTCGCATTCGAGGTTAAAATTACTGAAATTGCAAGTTCGTTAGATATTATCGCTACTAAACCTAGAAGTGATATGAAGTTGCCTAAACCGCCTGAAGTAGAGCCAACTTGGTATGACGTGACTTCAGTTAGTTATTCAAAACATATCAACCGTAAGACAGGTGTTCCAATGCTGAAAGTTGTCTATAACGAACCTTACTTGAGTGCGGTTGAATGGGTAGGATTTGAAGATGCTCAAGGAACATGGCAGCGTGGAGCAGCATATACATGGTGGTCGAAACGAATTATCGGTAAATCACCAAAAACAGTTGACGAAGTATTATCGTATGTGTCACAATTACCAAAACCTAAACGAATTTTAGTTAAAAGTTCTGGAAGGTATTTAAACGTAAATAAGGTAGAATTCGATGAAAATATGGTTTTACCTACATTGCAAGAAGTAAAAGTACCGTCATTCGATTATGACGAAGATAACATTCCATTTTAAGGTAATTTATGAAAGAATATAATGATATTTTAAGTGCATTGGATGACGCAGGATTTAACGATGCGGAGATTAACATATTTGCTAGGGATAGATATTTTAAGGTTTTACACAAAGAAAATGGACGATTGGACAAAGCATTGGGTGAATTTCAAGATATTATTTTGAAAGTGAATTCGGCAGGTAGTAAAGTGATTGAGGCTATATATGACCATTAAACGAATGAAAATTAAGTTGAAGTTAAATCCGACTGAGAAAGTTAAAATTAAGATTAAAAAGAAACCTTCCGTTGAAATGTTTAACGGAATTAAAGTAAATGTTTGGGGAAGATAATGGAAGTTAAAATTAGACAAGAAGCTGGTTATGAATGGGCATTAAAAGGTATGTCATATTCATACTTAGATGAATCTGTTAATGTGGATGAATGGTGGGAACAGCAAACACCTAAAGCAATTAAACGAGCTGGATTATTGTGCGTTAAAACCCCAGAACACGCTAAGTTTTTACGGTTTATTGATGTGTGGGTAGATATTAAAACTACTCGTGGATTATGGGTAGAATTTGATACATACCGTATTGGTTGCGATATGTTGTCTGGGAGTACAATGCACAAGTTAGATAAACGACCACCTACTTCAGATGACTTTTCATCCGATACTCCGAATAGAATGGTAAAAGCATTCCTTTGTGTATGGAATGAGTTTAAGGATAATAAAGGTTTAGATTTATCTTATTTAAAAGATTCATTACCAGAAGGTTATTTACAAACGAGGATGGTAAAGTTGAACTATGCTACTATTCGTAACATTATTTCACAACGTAAAGGACACAGATACAAATACTGGGATATGTTTATCGAACAGCTATTATCACAATTAGAACACCCTGAACTCATAGAGGATTTAATATGAACAGATTTACTGAGATAGTTTCCCACATTAGTTTCGCATGGTTAGATGTACCACATGAAGATAATGTATCAACTAAAGCAGGTTGGTTAGATTATGTGGTTTATTCTTGTTTTGATTTCTTTGATTTGAAGGTAGGTTATGGTATCTAGCATTCACAGTTTAGATAAAGGTGGCGTTAATATGAACGCAGCGTTATACGCTAAAATGAAACACAATTTACAGGAATTCGGTGATGTTGATATTGCCGATTTCTGTGTGCATTATCTACAAGAGTTTTATAAACATGATGATAGAAGTAATAGGTCGATTTACTATAAAAGAAATGTTGACGAATCGCAAACATTAGTAGATAATCTAGCTTCTTATTTACATACACGAGGTGAAACATGGGAATAAAAGTAGAAGTAACTGGTTTTAGTACCAGAGAACAAGCTGAGAAGTTTATCACATGGTATAGTAAATCAGGCGAACAAGATTTTGAATACTGGACAGAAGAAGATTTCCCAGACTTTAGTCCGTACACAAACCTAGGGGAAACATTCCCTATTTCTTGGAATGATGACACAGTTAAACTTGTTTTAAAAGGCGACATCGGGTGATTGATTATGATAACAAAGTTATCGCGTAGCGGAGCGAAGCATGGACTTTAAAACAATGATGGTTGAAATCTGTGAAGAATGTTTAATTACTCCAGAGGAGTTATATCATTTATCTTCATGGATTCAGACTAAGTACACAGAAGATTCGTTTGATAAAGAAGGTCAGGTGATAGAATGAAAGCTGATTTAATTAGAGGTTATCAGGCTGAAATAGCGTTAGTTGGAAGTGAGATTAACCGAAAGCAGAAACAAGTATCGCTATTGAAACAGAAGTATCAATTGCTTAAAAAGAATTAACAAACTTACGGAGTGTGAAAGATGAATAGTGAACAAGAACAGTTAGGTCGTGACGCATTAGTTAAGTTGGAATGGACGAACGAATCAATTTTAGATTTTGCTAAGACTATTTGTGAACGACAAGTTAAGAAAGATATAGCTCAAGGTATTCTTCCTTACTTAACAGGGTTACAGAAAGAATTAGCACAAGTAGGTGGTGAAATTACGGATTTAATCCGACACATTGAGGAGTTTTCAGCATGAAAGAATTAGCGGGTGTTTTATTATCATTTGTGATTGCTGCTTATTTAGGGGTGTTATCAGGAACGTTTGTATTCTTTAGTAAATTAGTAGGTGGGTAAGATGGCTAAACTGCACATTCAAGAAAAAACAGAATCGTTTGTGATTAGGTATCCTGAAGCAGTACAGTTTATGGAAGACCAATTAGATATTTTCTGGACAGCTAAAGAAGTTAATGTTGAGAAAGATATTGCGTCAATCTTGACTGACTTTACTGAATCTGAAAAACATGGTGTAATCACTACATTAAAGTTATTCACACTGTATGAGCTGAAAGCAGGAAGCGATTACTGGACTGGTAGATTCATACGAATGTTTAAACGTCCTGAAATTCAAGCAATGGCTGCTACATTCGGAATGTTTGAATTAGCGGTTCACAAACCGTTTTATAACAAGATTAACGAGTTGCTTCACATTAACACGGATGAATTTTATGAATCTTATGTGACTGACCCGTTACTTAAATCTCGTATGGATTTTATTGACACAGTTGTGAATAGCAAGAATGACCTTGTATCGATTGCAGGTTTTTCTTTAATCGAAGGGTCGATTCTTTATTCATCGTTTGCATTCTTGAAACACTTTCAGTCTAACGGTAAAAATAAACTTACCAATATGGTGAGAGGGATTAACTTTTCGATTCGCGATGAACAGTTACACAGTTTAGCAGGTGCATGGGCGTTTAAGTCATTAAAAGCACAAATGAAGCTAAAGTCATCGCATGAAGAAGCGTTACTCGATGATGTGATTGAAATGGCGGAAGCTATTTACGAACATGAATCTCGTATCATCGAAATGATTTTTGAAAAAGGTGATATTGAGAACTGCAATAAAGATGACTTGAAGTTATTTGTAAAATCTCGCATTAACATTTGTTTAACACAGTTAGGTTATGCTGAGTTGTTTGTGGTGGAATCAAATAAGATTGCGGATTATTTTTATAAAGGAATTAAGAACTACAGTTTTAATGATTTTTTTACGGGGATGTCGGCTGAATACAACAGAAATTGGGATGAAAGCGGTTTCGTTTTTAAAGGTAAATACAAAAATGTCTAAATATAAAAAATTATCACAAGAAAGAAAAGACCTACAGGCTAAAGGATTAGTTCCTGATTGGTACATCACACCTGGCTATCAAATGTTCGTTTCTCGCTATGAATATGATACAAATGGTAGAAGTGTGTTAGGTCAATTTGAGCGTATTGCGGCAACAGCAGCCAAACATCTAGCGGGTATTGGTAAAGAACAAGAAGGGTACGAATGGTTCTTGAAATTGCTATGGAACGGTTGGCTATCACCTTCGACTCCAGTATTAGCAAACATGGGGACTAATAGAGGTATGCCTGTATCATGCGCTGCTAACGTGGTTGAAGATTCAATTGATGGTTTTTATTCTGCATTACGCGAATGTGCAATCCTTTCTAAGCTAGGTTTTGGCACGGCTAGTTATTTAGGTGATATTAGACCTAGAGGTTCTAAAATCGCTGATGGTAACAAAGCAAGTGGTGTACTACCAGTGCTTAAAGACTTTGTGACAATGACTAGAAATGTATCACAAGGAGGAGTTAGACGTGGTGCTTGGGCTGGGTATATTCCGATTGAACACGGTGATTTTGATGAAATCGTTGATTATGTTTCGTCAGAGCCAGATGACGTTAATATCGGATGGTGTGTTTCAGACGACTTCATTACCAACTTAAATAATGGTGAAGAAGAATCAACTAGAAGATTCCAAAGAACCATGAAGTTGAAATTAACCACAGGTCGGGGATATTTTTTCTTTACTGATAAAGTAAATCGTCATGTTCCTGAGATGTATAAGAAGCACGGATTAACTGTTAAATGTAGTCAGCTTTGCCAGGAAATCACGTTATTTTCAGATAAAGACCATACTTATAGTTGTGTATTATCTAGCATGAATCTAGCAACTTACGATGATTGGAAGGATACTGACGCTGTGTTTTGGGCTACGGTATTCCTTGACTGCGTTTGTGAGGAGTTCTTAACTAAGGCTCGTTCAATATCAGGTTTAGAGAAAATCGTTAGATGTACTGAAAAAGGACGCGCGTTGGGATTAGGTGTTTGTGGACTGCATACTTATATGCAAGACCACGGTATTATTTTTGAATCTCTTGACTCGCAGTTTAAAATGTGTGAAATGTTCGAGTTAATGCAAAAAGAATCCAAACGTGCATCACAATGGATGGCTGTAGAATTAGGAGAACCAGAATGGTGTGAAGGATTCGGTGTTAGAAATACTCACACAATGACGTGTCCGCCTACTAAATCAACTTCGTTATTGATGGCTGGTGTATCGGAAGGAGTTTCACCTAACCCTAGCTCCACTTACACACAACAAACAGCGTCGGGTGAAATTGATCGTATAAATGGTTCACTTGTAGCTGTTATGAAAGTTAAAGGTAAATTTAACTATGATGAAATTGATAAAATTGTTGATGATGGAGGGTCAGTTCAAAATGTAGATTGGTTGGATGACCATGAGAAAGCAGTATTTAGGACAGCATTTGAGATGAATCAGAATGTGCTTTTACGTTATGCTGCGATTCGTAATAAATATGTTGACCAGTGGCAGTCAGTTAATTTATTCATTCCTGCTGACACACCAGAAGCAGTTATTGCTGAGTTACACGAAGATGCGTTCAATAACGAACAAATTGAAGGCTTGTATTATCTAGTAACTCGCTCAGGTTATAGTCATCAAAGTAAAATTAAAACCGAATCATGCGAAGCGTGTCAATAGTTTAACCACAAACAACCTACCTGACTAACTTCAGGTAGGTTTCTTTAAGATAGGAGGAATTAGAATGAATAAAATAGTAATGGGTTTGATTTTAATATACAGTAGTAATGTATTAGCAATTGGAGCTGCTGTAAGCGCAGTTGTTTCCTCTGCTGGTTCTGGTGCAGCTTTTTATTATGCTAATAAAAATCGTGAAGAACGAGAACGTCAGATTGCACAAGTTCCTAAACCAACTACTGTGATTATAGATTCTCAGGTATCTTTAGCTATTAAGATTCTAAATGAGAATAAGAAATGATTAAACGTACACGAGGCTCAAAGTTTGGTGCAAAAAAGACCATAGTTGATGAAATTAAGTTTGATTCAACTATCGAATCGAAGTATTATTTACATCTTAAAGAACGCGCTATTTTAGGTGAAATTTTACATTTAGAACTTCAACCTAGTTATGTGATTATGGAAGGATTTAGACGTAATGGTGTAAAGATTCGTGATATTGTGTACAAACCTGATTTTTCATATTTCGACGTTAAGCGCGGTAAGTTTATTATCTGTGATGTGAAAGGTTCACCTGATAGTACATACAAATTGAAAGCAAAGTTGTTTTTAGCGTATCTTGAAAAGAATGATAAAGAAACATTGTTCCAAGAGATTTATTGGAAATCTAAAAAATGGGATGTAATTGAAAGATGAAATGGGTAATTTTTGTTATGTTGTCTAACGGTTCGGTACAAAATGCAGACTATTTAGCATTTACAAGTTATACAGAATGTAATAAGATAGCGTCGGTAATAAGTACAAAGAAACAACCTCGTAGTTGTTTTACAGCTAACGCACAATTTAAAAATAAGGTGAAGCATGAATCTAGCACACATATCAATAGAACTTATAAGCATAGTAAATAATACAATTGCTATAGTAGGTTTCTATTTTTTAATTATAATGCTTTTTGACAATGATAGAGGAGGTTATTCGTGAGTAGAATTGAAGATAATGTCTGTAAGTTAATTCAATCATCATGTTACGGTGAGAAACTAATTAGTGAAATTACAGGGGAAGTTCAAGATAGAGCTAAGTTAGGTGAATCAAAGTACGGGGTCACACTTGAACGGGATGATTATTCAACTGCTGAATGGTGTACTCATTTAAAAGAAGAGTTATTAGACACATTATGTTATGCTACCCGCATTCAGGAAATCAAACCTGAATTAGATATTAACTTGTCAAAATTGAAATATGTAGCGATTCAATTTGTGATGGAATTACAACAACAGATTAACAAACAACAATAGGGCTGCGAAATGAGTAATGAAAAAGAAGTAATTAAGAAGTTGATTGATGTATTGAACTATGAATTACAAGAACTTGATTACGAAGAATGTGATGATGACTGGGATGAGCAGGGTGACGAACCAGATACATACGAAGAATTCTTAATTCAAGAAAATGTAAAGTTACGTCAACAGGTTTATGAACTGAGTAAAGGAATTCTTCAAATTAAAAACGATTATAATCATACAATGAACACTTTGATTGAGTTTGTAGAAAGTTATAAATGTAGAGTTTAATAGTTACGGTTGTTGATATACAAATTCTGTGATATATGCTATAATATGTCACAGAATTTTTTTTGCGTATAAGGAAAGTAAAATGCCATTAACAGATGTACAAGCAAGCAAGCTAGAAGAACATGAAGGATTTAGAAGTCGGGTTTATAAATGCCCTGCTGGATTCGACACAATAGGTATCGGTTATAATTTAATCGCTAATCCATTGAAATTACCGAAAGGTGAAATTAAATCGCTTTATGATGTTGGAATATCACACGATAAAGCGACATATTACCTTAAGTTAGTGTGTAATCAAATTGAAAATAGACTTTCAACAGAGCTAAAATGGTTCGATGGACTAGAATCAAATGTAAAATACGTCTTAATTGATATGGCATATCAGATGGGTGTAGGCGGCTTATTAAAATTTACTAACACATTAAAGCTGATTGAAAAAGGACGATACGCGGAAGCATCTGTTGAAATGTTAGATTCTAATTGGGCAAAACAAACGCCTAATAGAGCCAAATCAGTTGCAGGGATTTTAAAAACAGGGAGGGTAAGATAATGGAAGATTGCGATATTATAACCAAAGTACATTGTGCTAAAGATAGTCAGCGTAATGAAACAAGAATAGACTCACTTGAACATAGTTTAGACTCAATTAAAAAGGTTATCACTACAGTAGACACTAACCTTTCATTAGAAATGAAAGTATTGAGTAAAGGATTAAGTGACCTTGCTATTTCGTTAAATATCATTTTAACTAAATTAGATGAACGAAGCGCAAAAGCGACTGAAGTTGCTGCACAGAATCAAACACAATTCGATAAATTAAATAAACGAATAGATGAGATTGAAGAAATTGTGACAGATACAAAAGTAATTGAATCTAAATTAGCTAATTTAGAGAAAATCTTATATGGTTTTATCGGACTATGTGTGACAACAGGGCTTACGATTTTACTTAAACCTTATTTTTAAATTTAAGTGAAATTCATTGAAACCTAGTTTATCTTTGTGATAAACTAGGTTTTTTATTGTCTAGGAGGGAACTATGGCTAAATATATTTCAAGTATCGACTTAGCACACGTCACATATTTAAAACATGACCTAATTAAAGATGTTTTAGTTGAATTAGATTTGTTAGAAGAAGATAAACTTTTTGCAGAAAAGTTAAACGAATCACAGGTAGTAGATTTATTTAACAACTGTGATTCGTTTAATGATTTTCATATTCAAAAAATAGAAGAATACTTCGGTATAGTTCAGGATGTAAAGTATCAGTTCGATTTGTTAGGTGGGTTCACAGAAGTTAAGCCTAAGAAAGCGAAAGAAAAGGTAATTCCTAAACGTACATGGGAAGAACCTGATTATCTACCTAACTTAGAAGAATCGTTAAATTATCAGTACAAGTTCTTTAAAGATATTACTCAGCCACAAGATGAAGAATTGATATTTGACATCGAGATTTACGGTAACTATTTTCTAATCATGTTCTTAGGTTATCGTACTGGTAGATGCTGGTATTTTGAAGCGACTGATGAGCAATCGTTAGATTGCGAAGGCATCCAGTGGTTCATCAATAACCACACATTAGTATCGTTTAACGGCATTAAATTTGATTTACCTTTATTACAAGTAGCGTTAGCAGGTAAAGGTTTAGACGATTTGTGGAAAGTCACCGAATTATTGATTAACGATGAAAACGGATTACGTCCTTACCAAGTCGTGAAACAGTTTAAAGGTGTGAAGTTAGAAAACATCGACCACATTGACTTAATTGAAGTTGCTCCATTGAAAGGGTCGTTGAAGTTATATGGAGCAAGATTACACACACCTAATTTACAGGATTTACCTTTCAAACCTGGTATCAATCTATCGTCTGAACAGATTGCTATTGTGCGAAGATATTGTTTAAATGACGTTGAAACGACTGCATATTTGTATAATAAACTGATTCCACAGATTGAGTTGCGGAAGGATATTGGGAGTATGGATTTGATGCTAGGAGTAAAAGTGATGCTCAAATTGGTGAATCTATTATAAAAATAGAATGTGAGCAATTTTTAGGTAGAAAATTAGTACCTAATCCTGAAAAAATAATTCCATTCGTAACAGTAAAAAGACAACCTTTTATTGTGTTTGAACGTAAAGATTTACAAGAACTATACAATAACATTATCAACACTAAGTTTGATTTAATTAACGGTGTTATTCAAGCAGGTTGGTTAGAGAATACAATGATTGATGTCGCTGGTAGTAAAATTCGTATCGGAATTGGAGGTAGTCACTCGTCAGAAGAAGGCGTAAGTTATTATGAAGATGACGAATATGAATTGATTGATGCTGATATTGCAAGTATGTATCCAGCATGGATTATTAACAGAGGTCTTTATCCTGAGTTAATTGGTAAAGTATTTTCAAAAGTATACACTTCGATTCGAGATAGACGGCTTATTGCTAAAAAGAATAAAGATAAAGTTACAGATGCGGTATTGAAAATTTGTGCTAATGGTTCTTACGGTAAGCTAGGGAGTAGATATAGCATCCTATACTCACCAGAAACATTATTATCTACGACAATAGGAGGTCAGATGTGTATGTTGATGCTATGTGAAAGAATTGAAAGGAACGGATGGTTTATTACCAGTAACAATACAGACGGAATTACTTTAAGAATAAAACGAACTGAACGTGAGAACTTGATTAAAGTTATTGAAGATTGGGAGAATCAAACTTTATATAAGATGGAATACACATTTTATAAATCGACACATTCACTTAACATCAACAATTACATAGCAATTAAAACCGATGGTTCTATTAAACGTAAAGGTTGTTTTTCAGAAGATTCATTAAGTAAAAATGCTAGGAATACGATTTGTAACGACGCTATTTGTGCTTATTTACAAGGAGAAAGTTCTATTGAAGAACATATTTATTCATGTACTGATATTCGCAAGTTCTTAACTGTTCGTAATGTAACAGGTGGAGCTATAAAAGATACCGAATACTTAGGTAAAACAGTTCGTTTCTATCACAGTACATCTACAAATACTGCAATTCACTACGCTAAGAATGGTAGTTTAGTTAATACCAGCGATAAAAGTCGCCCAATGATGAAATTAACTAAAGACATTCCAATTGATTTGGATTATAATTGGTATGTGAATGAAGCATATATAATTTTAAAAGACATTGGGATTAAATATGATTTGACACAATAGTAACATTCTGGTATATTAACTATGCCAATTGTAAAACCTAAAACCACTAATACTCATCATAACTAATTTAATAATTGGTTTTACTTTTGGCGAAGTGATGCAGTGGTAGTGGTTTTATTTTTGTCTGGAGAAAAGACACATGAGTAATTTAGTAGAGTTTCAAAATGTACAAACAATGACTTCTTTAGAGTTAGTTAATTTAATAAATTCTGTAAGAATTGAAGAAGGTCGCAAACAAATAAGACATAATGATTTTATGGCTAAAATGTTGAAAGTATTAGGAGAAGAAGCTGCGCGGAATTTTTCGCACAGTTATATTGGCAAAGATGGGACTACTAGACCTTGCTACGCTCTCCCGAAAAGGGAATCTAATTTAATGGTAATGTCTGAAAGTTACAAAGTTCAAGCGGCTGTTTATGATAAAATGATTGAACTTGAAGAACAACAAAAGCCACAATTACCAACAACATATATTGAAGCATTACAAGCGTTGATTGAATCTGAACAAGCTAAACAACTTGCTTTAGAAAATCAAGCTAAAGCTGAAGCTAAGGTCGCAATTCTTACCACTGTGATTGATAATGAATTTGGCTATTGCTCAATTCTTAGAGCTGCTAAGTTCTTAGGTGTTAGAGAAACTGTGTTCAAATGGCAGACACTTAAAGCAGTTACATTAGGATTAGGATTTGAAGTTAAGAAAGTCCCTAGTCCAAGATATGAGTTTCAACATCTTTACCCAATCAAAGCATTTCAAATCGCTTATCCTGATTATGATTTTGATGACTTGAAACCTGAATCACATGATGATAAGATGGAGTTGGTTTTAAAATAACCAAACACAATCTACCGCTATCTGAAGTAGGTAGCGGTTTTTTAAATAACTAGGAGAAGTAAAAATGATTAGATTAGAAAATGCTGAATGTATTGAATTTATGAAAAAATTGGAGAATGATTCGGTAGACTTAATAGTGACAGACCCTCCGTATAAAATTATCACTGGAGGAGATAGTAACGGTAAAAACTCAACTAGACCTAAAGGGATGTTAAGCGGTAATCGAGAGTTAATGAAAACTGTTCCTAAATTTAATGAGTGGTTGCCTGAATGCTATCGTGTTCTTAAAGAAGGTTCTCATGCTTACTTTATGGTTAATTTTTCAAATCTATTTGAATTACAACAAGCAGTAGTTACATCTGGATTTCAAATTCATAACCTCCTAGTGTGGCAGAAGAATAACAACACTCCGTCACAGTATTACATGAAGAATTGTGAATACATTATTTTTGCTAGAAAAGGTAAAGCTAAGTGGATTAACGATATTGGCGGGAGTAAAACCGTCCATCAATTTAATAATATCTTAGGTAATAAAGTACATCCAACTGAAAAACCAGTTGATTTGATGGAATTTTATATTAAAAACTCTAGCAATGAAAATGATATTATCTTAGACCCTTTCATGGGTAGTGGTTCAACTGGAATAGCTTGTTTAAATACTAATAGACGCTTCATTGGATGTGAGTTAGATGAAGGTTATTTTGAAATAGCTACGAAGCGAATTCAAGACACATTAAATTAAGGTAAATTTAAGGAAGATGTAGTAAAATACACCTTCCTTAGTAACGAGAGCAATTATGCAATACGAAGATTTATATGCTGAATTCAGCGTAAAGAAGAAACCCTGTTTTATTAGTCACATTTTCGATGGTGTCGCAGCATCATCTTGGGTGAGTTTAGTTTTAGTTCTATTGTAGAACTCTACAACAATAAGGTCATTTAATATGATAAGTTCAGCTATATTATTATCAATGTGTGTAAATAGTGCTATCGCACATGAAGGTTTTTCGCATAAAGCACACAGAGATTCACACGGTACGTTAGCAATAGGTTATGGTTATAACTTAACTTACAATCAACTTCACTTAGATAAGAAAGAAATATCTAAATTTAAACGTAATGGTATCTCAGAGCTTCGTGCAAGACAACTAGCTACGAATGTATGTCTAAGTGTAAAAGAAGGCTTAGAAGCAAAGTTTGGGTGGTTTAATGGGTTGTCTAATCAACGTGCATCGGTAATGATGGATATGGGTTATAATTTAGGATTAGGTGGATTAACTGACTTTGACAAAACGCTTAACTATGTAGCACAAGGTAGAACAACATTAGCATCGAAAGAAATGTTACATTCACGATGGGCTAGACAAGTAAAAGGCAGGGCAGTTCGACTGGCAGAAGTAATGAAAACGGGCAAGTCAGTATAAATAAAAAAGGAGCTTTTAAAGCTCCTTTTTAGTAAGTAAGGTAGAAGAATTCTACGTTATTCGTAGATAAAATGAAAATTCATCAATTCTTCCGCCTGTAGACACAATACGAATAGTAAATTTAGCGAGTTCGTTGATAAATCCTCCACCAATAAGTGGAACAATCATTGAGCCTATTACGGTACTTGACACAATGTTTATGTTACCTGTATTCGTAATCGTGTGTGATGAGTATGTATCGGTATCTAACCAATTCGTAAAATCAATCGGGAAGTCTAATGTTGCTTTTGATGATTTTGTCCCAACTATCTTATCACCTTCTTTTGTCCAAAAACTCATACTAAATACCTTCTATTTTGAAATTCAATGTTATATTCACGGTTATAAAACGGGACAATATAACGTCTTAATGATGACGGTTCAAAGAATGCAATAACTTCACCGAACATCCCTCTTGATTTAGTTACTTGAGATGTCGCTACACCGCTAGTCAAATACCTGTTTGTTGCAACTACAGTGGATTGAGATTGTTTAGACACAGTGTTCAATGTAATTACTAACGAATAACTCGACAAACCAGACTGTGTTTGTTTCTGTTGGATACTAACTAGAACATCTAACGATGTCGATAAAGCGAGGTTATCTTTTTGAACTTCACTGATACCAACAATACTATTTATAGCTAATGACGTAATAAGTGTTGATTTCTGTAACTGCTTTGTGACTAAACTACTAGACAAACTACGCTCATTCACTATCACACTTGACTGTGTTTGCTTACTTGAACCGAGAGTATTGACACCTCTATTAAACGCAGATTGTTGTTGTTGTGCTTGTTTTGTTTGTGAGCTAAAAACAGTGTCTAATGTGAGTGAAAATATACTTAATGACGATTCAACCTGTTTAATACTAACGGATGACGATAAACTTCGATTTAACAACACTAAATCAGATTCAGTTTGCTTGCTTGATATAGACGATATGACTGTTCTATTTAGAACAGATACTGTGGATTCAACTTGTTTTTCTATAACAGAACTTAATACGTTCCTACTTAATGATAAAGATTCTGTTTGTACTTCGTTAGTTTGCACATTACTGTTGAGCAGCCGTGACAAAGCGGTCACTTCAGATTGAACTTGTTTAGAATTACCAGTTGAAGCTAATGAACGAGAATTTGCTGCTAAAATAGCTTGAATCTGGCTTGCTGAAATATAACAATTGACTCCACCTCCCACAACAACAGAATCAAAACTAATAACCCTTCTTTCGGGGGCAAAGATTTGCCAAGGGTTACTAAATTCAGCAAAGGTTTCTGCGGCTGACATAATATAACCGCCGCGAAGAACTACATTTGATAACTCACCTTTTCCAAAATAACTAGAACCCGCTATTGAAAAGAAATATAACGTTTCTTTTGAGAAATTACCACTTAGAGAATTGTTAGTCGCGTTTGTACTCAATACCTCTTTACCGTTGATATAAAACTTTATAACTTTAGAGCTTCTATCTATTGTGAAGCAGAAGTGTAACCATTCATTAGCCGCATAAGGTCTGGGAATGTAGTTATATACAGTTGAGTTACCATCCCATACACCAACTGCTATTGATGGTTTTGCTTGCCAATAGTCCTGGTCTATCGTGAACCCGTGCATTGCACTGTTTCCGCTAGTAGAAACGCCGTATTCAATAAGTCTAGCGTCTGTAGTAGGGGATGACGGTGGCTTGTAGAAGCCACTAATCGAGATTTTATTGTAGCCCGATAAGTCAATATCTACGGATGCACAAGCACCAGACCCATCTGACTTTAACGATTTACCAGCTTTTGAACTGCACCCAACCGATGCGGCGACACCCTTAGTAATTTTTGCACCAGTTACTAATTCCCGATTTTCAGCAAAATTAAAACAATGCGTAACAGTCTTTCCAAGTAGTGTACTTCTATCAATCCCAACCGCTTGTTGTGGCTGAGCAATCCTAACTTTTTTCAGAATTAACTCTGACACGTTATGCTACCGACTGCCCAGTGATTTCAGCAGTTGAAATAGTACCGCTTGTTAATGCGACACCTAAATCATTCTTTAAGACTAATTTGAACTGTGATGGGATAAACCCGAATGCTGAAAACAAGCTAAATACACCACGTTGGGTTGTTGTTACACTATTCATTGGAATAGTACCTAAGAAACGTAAGTTAGGTTCGTCAGTTGTCGATGTACCCGATTCAACACCACTCGACCATGTTGTACCACCATCTAATGACGATTTAGCGAATACAACGACTTGTTTATTTCCTGCTGGTGTATTCGTTGTTGCACATTCAACTTCAATAGCTACGTCTAACGGTTGATTTGTTGCACAGTTGTAGGCAGATGTAGCAACATAAGTCGCTGAAGCAAGTGTTGCGAACCCTGTTGAGGTTAAGGTGGTTTTTGCCCCTTGTATTAGTTTTGACGTACTCATATTAACCTCTCAATGCTTGCGCAACAGTTTCAAAATTTACAATCAATCCCAATGATTCCGCAGGTGTAATCAGTTTATCAGCTAACGATAAGATGTAATTCTTATCGTCAATCGTGAAAGCAGGAACAAGTGTGTCAGCGATTAACGTATCTAATACTTGAGTTAATTTTGCGAGAATCAGTGGATTAGAGCAGTCGAATGTTTCAAAGTCTGATAATGCCAACATCACTTGTTGACAAGGTAATGACTGACTGTTTGCAATCGCAACACGCAAATCGCGTAGAATCAAATACTGCTTGATTAACTTGGTTTCAATTGAACCTTTAGCAGGAATTGAAGGAGTATTAAAATACGCCACAATCTCAGCATCATCCGTTAGCCCTATTTTTTGGATTTCAGCTAATAGCATAATTATACACCAGAATATGAGTTATAAACTTCGTGTGTAAATGACGAACAGCTAACAGTTGTGCCACTTGTAAATGCACCGATAGTAGCATTTGCACCCGATACACCTGCTGAAAAGTCACCAACCACAGTAGTACCGTCAGACTTAAATACCCTAGCCCATGTAGGGGTAATTGTCGCTACAGCAACTCCGCTTGTAATCGCATTAGCAGTTAATAACCCTGATACGGGTGAACCGAATGCAGTTGCTCCGAAAGTGAGAGTTACACCTAATGTTTGTGAGCTAATTGCGGTATCGGCTGTAGCTGGTTGCGTACCATCATAAAATTTAATTGTTCCGCTATTACATAACGCTGCAAAAGTATTAGCTTGTGCATTAACGGTTGCGTCAGCGAGTTGGGTATTGAGTGCCATTTTTAACTCCAAAAAGTGAAAGTAGTCGGATTGGAATAAAAAGTATTGCACAACCGACAATTGCAACAATACTTGTTCTAATTAAGTTTTCAGTTTCATCTTCATCTTCATCGTTTCGCCATGCTAGATAACAATGCTGTTTTTCAATTGGTTTAAACGTATAATCAATGATATTTCGTAATTTCAACCAACGGTAATCTTTTGACACATACGTCATTGTATAGCAATGAGAACTCACGGTTACGTCAGGATTCCCGCCAGCTACCGTGTTAAAAAACTGGTCAATGCTGACTAAAAGATTAAGCCAGAATTTCATAATTGAATCGCATCACTAAAAAACAAATCCATATCTGAATCTGTCATTGATAGTGCAGTTTGCAACGCTAAAACTAACGGATTATCACGCTTTACTTCTGTTGCGTATTCCCACTCAATCTGTGCAGCGGTAGGCATCGTTGAAATTTGAGTATTAACAGCATCGAGCAAATTCATCGCTAATAATTGCAATCGCGCTTGGCGCATTGAAATCGAATTGGGCATATTCTGAACAACGGTATAACTTCGTTGGGTATCAACATAAACCGTATTTCCAGCTTGCCAGCCTTGTTCGCGCTCATTCCATTCTATGACAGGTGATTCAGTAATTAAATCCGTTCCGTTCATTAACTTCATAATGTACCCCGTAGAATCGCGGTATTGCCGACGACTGTGCCTTTTGTTCCAGGCACAACTGTTATCGTATTATCAAAACTACCGCCCATACCAAAGTTTTGGTTGATTGTGTAAGTGCCTTTTGTGAGTACATTCAACGGTTGATTTTCAGATACATCTTCAGTAGCGACACCTAAGATGCTTCTTCGATAAACGTTGTAGCAAAAATTGGATAAGTAGGTACTCGTTCCATATTTAAACATTCCGATAAATAAACCGTCTTTTGTTAAAATCGCAGACGTACCGCTTATTATGCTTGAGCCTGATACTATTAAATTGATTACACTGCCTATAACAGCACCTTGATAATTAACAACGGCTAATTTAGCGTCATAAGTTGGTGTTGCAGAATATCCGACCCTCAACAACACAAAACCAATGCCTTTTAATTCAAATGCTGTTATTCCAGAGCCGATTGCGCCGTTAGTTGTGCCATCTCCATTCAAACCTCCTGTGATTTGCGTTTTTTGTAAAATAGCTGAACCATTATTATCAAATAGCCACATATAAGCATTGGTTGAACCCCTTGCAAAAATAGCAAATCCATTATCCATAGGAACTAAACAATGAACTTCATTTCCAGTAATAGAACCTGAACCCAAATCAATACTTGTTAATAACGTATTTGATGCGTTCAAAATCCGAATATCGGGATAAGCGTCGGCTCCAGGAACGACAGCAACAACATTTCCATTTGATAATTCAATTAAACCATTATTATAATCACCAACACTTAACGTACTTCCGCCTGTTACCAATGTCGTTAGCGAGCCTACAATTACACCAGCAGATGTAAATCGCGCTGACTTGTAGGCAGTTGTAGCAGAAGAACGATAATAACTGACAACAAAATCGCTATTGACGCATGATTTGATTGCGATATTTGCGGGAGAACCAGATGCCTCAATAGTCGTCTCAGAGCCTTGAAGCACTCCACTTGCGTTATAAATTGAAAATACACAGTTATTTGATGTCACTTTGTAATAAACAACAACAAATTTCCCATTATCTATTCTTGAGCAATTCCATCCGCTCATAGTTGAAACTGTCGTCGAATTGATAGCTATCGAGCCGTCATTATTAACAACTGCAAACTTTAATACAGCTGCTTCATTCCAAAATACAACAAATTGTGTTGGGTTTAATTTAAAACATCTGTATGTTGTTATCGATGCCGCGCTAGACAATGTTATTTTTGAAATCACATTTACTAAAAAAGGATTTTGTATTCTTAAATTTAATCCTGTTGATTCCGTTGCTCCATCGCCCGAATAAACAAATGCGATATTCCCATTTTCTAATTCACATAATCGACTGATAGAATATAAACTTGATGAATCATAACCAGTAGTAGCATCAATAGATGTGATAGGTACTACTGCACTCGCACCATTAACCGTGTTGTTAGTAACGCTTATGCCTAGTTTTTCATTTACTTTAAAAACCTTTCCAATTTCTGAATTTCCGACCAAATCACCCGCCGTAATCGCTGACGCAGCAACGCCTTTGATTTTTACATTTGTCGCTGTTGAGTCAATAACATTAAATCCCATTTCTTACTCCTCGAATCCGTAAATTTGTGCGCTAACATTTGCATGACTTGAATTTACAACAACGAATTTTTCAGAAGTGGCGATACACCCAGTTCGCTCAATCACTCCGTTTTCGGGAATAACCATGTTAATCATTGATAATTCAGCATTTGTTGGTGTAGCAGATGATGCTGACATAGCGAATGTAATAGTTACAGGTGTTGAATTACGATTAACAAAATTCACGCTATAAGATGCGGCTGTCGATGCTGTCACGGT